CAATGACGGACTACGCGATCGTGAATCGCGCAGGCTTCATGAACGTCACGACAGGCTACCAGGAAACTCGGGTCGTGCAGAGCGTCATAGAAGAGGACGACGCCAAACATAGTAGCCTTACCTTCAAGAAGAACTCTGCAAAGCTCATGATGAGCGCAGATGTTAAGAGCCAGGTAGACCGCAACAAGTTCTCGTTCGCCCCAGTAGACGTTGGCAACACGCATGCCAACTACGAGAAGGCAGCGTACCAGAACAGGCGCATGGGTAACCTGTTTGCCCTTGGCCTAGACATGATGACGCCTGAGTTCTCGTCGGCGGACCTTCTGGACGTGGTGAACATCGAAATGGAGCTCCCGGACGTGAAGGGCTCTCGGCAGTACAGCGGCAAGTACCTTGTCCTGTCCAAGGTGATCTACGTCCAAGGCGGCAACTACTACGAGAAGCTAGAGCTCGCACGCCACGGCCTCAACGAACCTAAGGAAGACACTCAAGGATAGACTATGCTCGGTCCACTAAACGATTCCTCAGAAAAGACAGACTACCGTGGCAAGGTCTTCATTGGTAAGGTCATTGACAACAACGACCCTAGTTTCCTAGAACGAGTCAAGGTCACGATACCTGGGCTCTACGAAGGCGATCCCGAGGCACTGCCCTGGGTAGCGCCTAAGGTCACCAAAGGTTTCGGCAACAGCCCTGGCTCCGGTGTCTTCTGCGTGCCCAATGTCGGCTCGTGGCTCTATGTTGAGCTGCAAGAAGGCAATCCGCACTACCCCTTTTACACCGGGAGCCCAGTACAGATTCGTGCTGACCTTCCTGAGGCGGACGTAAACTACCCGTACAGATACGGGTTCAAGGATGCGCGCGGTAATGTCTTCTACGTAGACACTACGCCGGGCCAGAACACCATCCATGTGCGCCACTCCGCAGGCACAGAGGTAACCATCCAGCCGAACGGGGCTGTAGTAATTTCATGTGCCGGCCCTTTGACTACCAGTGCTCCTTCGTGGACGCACACAGGGGACATCGCTGTCGTAGGCACGCTGACGGCCTCAGTTGATGTTGTGGCAGCAGGCAAGTCCTTGGTCAATCACCAGCACGGTGGCGTCGATACTGGCAGTGGTACGTCAGGCCCGCCTGTCTAACCGGAACCGACTATGAGCTTTCAGGACATAGCACTACCTAGCCCTAACAGTCGCAAGGTGACTGTTACCTGGCTGGACGTTAACTCGAGGCTAGGTGAAGACCTACGCCCCGACCTACTCCCAAACGTGCAGGCCATCAACAACAGCCTGTACAACCTCATGCGGTGCCCTATCGGCGCGCGTGGCCCAATCTTCCAGCCTGAGTACGGCACGATCTTGTATCGCTTGCTGCACGACCCGCTGGATCCAATCACAGCCAACAAGATTCGGATTTCGTTCATTCAGGCCATCCAGCGATGGGAGCCCCGTATCGACATTGACCTTGAGAGATCGGCAGTAGTCCCAGATTACGCGCTCGCAGGGTACCGGGTACAGGTCTACTACTCGCTGGCCAGTTCGCCCGACAACGGCGTTGCTAACTTCCTGCTCAACCTACAGTAACCAACATGGCTGACATCACACTATCAACCGTTAGTCCAGACCATGCAGACATCGTTGCTCAGCTGCAGGCAGCACTGACCACTCGTGACGCGTGGAAGGATCGGCTGACCACGTCTACGGGACAGACACTTGTCGAGTTCATCGCAGCCGTAGGCGCCTACGATCAGTACGCCATCGAGAGCGCCTTCCAAGAGGTGTTCCCGGAGTCGGCAAAGAACAAGGACTCGATCTACGCCGCGGCCGAGTTCATGGGTGTGCGCACCAACCGCAAGATCGGTGCAAACGTTCAGGTGCTGCTGTCGGCGCCTGCACCGGTTACCATCCCCGCGTACTCGCAGTTCACTGGTGGCGGTACGTACTGGTACAACCGAGTACCCATCACCGTTAACTTTGCTCCTGCGACCTTCGACCTCTACCAAGGCAAGCCTGTCATCGTCACGACGTCTGGCCTGGGCACGGACTTCCAATCCTACGTGACTGAAGAGCGTGACTTCGTTGTTGCTGACCAAGACGTGTTGGTCAAGATCAACGGCATCAACCAGTACGTCACAACCGACGGACTGTGGACACGCCCTAACCAAGACGGCATCCAGAACAAGACGCTGCCTGACGGCAAGATGCTCCTGCTGTTTGGCAACGCGATCTACGGCTCGCGTCCTAGCTCTACTGACACCATCGAGATCACCTACGTGGTCACGCAAGGCGGAGACAGCAATAACCTGCCGGTGCTCGGTCGTCCTGTTGCAGCCGATGCCTTCTCGACTGTTGTAGGCAACTTTGTTAGCGCCCCTAGCGGTGGTAGCGAACAGAGCCCGTTCCTGGTCTACAAAAACATCACGCCCGCTCTGTTCGGGTCGTTCAACAGTTCGGTTACGGCAGCCCAGTACAAGAGACTGCCGCTTCAATACCCCGGTGTCATCGACGCCGTTACCTTCGCCCAGCGCGAGATCAACCCGCGGGCCCTGGCGTGGATGAACGTCGTCAAGGTCTGCTTGCTCACAGCCTCGCCTCTCACAGGCCCCCAGTGGGCACTGTTTGAAGACTTCTATCAGCGGAATACGATGTACTCAACTCGTATCTACCGCGAAGACCCTGTGGCCGTCAACGTGAACGTTGCTGCCACTGTCTACTGTGCAAACTTTGCTAACCTGAATGATATCCGGGCAAAGGTAGAGGCGGCGCTCGATGCGCTCTTCCAACCTCGCCAGGGTATTCTTGGACTTGACGTCTACCTGAGCGACATCTACAACGCCATTCAGGACTCTGACGCCAACATCAAGTATGTTCAACTGGATAACCCGACGACCGATCTTGTTCTTTCTAGCCTTAACGTGCCTGCTCCTACTGCTAGTGTATTCACTGGTGTTGGCACTCTTGGCCCTGGAACTTATGATTACGCCATTGCTGCTGTCTCTACTCTCGGAGGTGAAACAGCACCTGCATTTTGGACCACTGTTGTCACTACAGCCGCTCTCAATCGTATTGAGTTGGCTTGGCAACCGGTAGCAAACGCCCTGTCCTACAGGATCTACGGTCGGGTCACACCGTCGTCCTTGGGACTGATCGCTACAGTGCCTGGCAACGTCCTGCTCTACGATGACACGGGTGCAGTCGCTCCTTCGGGTTCGGTTCCCAACCAGTCGACGGTTGCGATCTACTACCCGCGACTCTTGACCAAGACGATCACGATGGAATACTCGACTCGTCCTAACGAGATTGCGTAATGGCACGCCGCTCCCTACTCCCGCCATACCTCGACGACATTCAGGCCTGGATAGACATGGCCGAGAGTCTCGACGAGGTTTGGAAAGACAAGATAGACGACCCCAAGAAGTTCTTGGCTCGTTTGCGCGACACGTGGATCATCCCAGATGACATTCAGGCAAAGATCGAAAACAGTGAGGTCCTGGCCTTAACGGACTTCGCACTGCCTGAACGCGAGATCCTGATCAAGCAAGCCAACATGATTGGCTTCGACTTCCGGGAAGCGGATTTGATCTCGGACGAGGACTACCAGCGAATCACTCGCAACCTGAGCCTCTACTGGTACAGCAAGGGCACAGGCAGGTTCATCGACTTCATGGGGTTCGTCCTGAACTCTATTCTGACAGTCCAGAGCCTGTGGTCTAGTCCTGTGACAACGCCCGAAGGTTTGCAGTATGGACCGTTCCTGCCTGAAGGTGACCCTGGCATCGGTACACCTGTGTGGCAAGGTGGTACGTGGTTCCCTACCACTCACGTAGACGTATCGTTCGACCCGTTCAAATTTGGGTCGGTTTCGATCAGCAAGCTCTTGAGCCTGTTCTACGCGATTGCAAACTACAACCTGGTGGTCAACTCCATCAACCTAGACGGCGTGACCTTCATCCGATCTCACGATAGCGAAGAGCTTGCAAACATTCTGGTGTCCTACCCGATGTTTGAGATCGACCAACTGATCCTGCCTCCGCTCGATCCAATCTAACAGAAGCACAGGAGAACAATCTTGGCAACGACAGGTTTTCTGATCACTACGGGCGGCCAGGCACAGGCTACAATAGCCAACCCGGGCGGCCCCTACATCCACATCACGCAGTTCCGAGTTGGTAGTGGTGTCAACTACGTTCCCACAGGCTACGTGCCCAACGTCTCGCCTACAACGCAGTCCTCACTCGTAGGTGCGACTCTCTACACAGGCGTGCCCAGTGCATTCACGGTGGTCGACGCCGACACCATCGAAGTCACACTGATCATCCCGCCGACGGTTCTGTCCTTTAGCTTCGGTGAAGTAGGCATCTACCTCGAAGACGGTACGCTGTTTGCTATCTGCGTCTTCGATAGCCTGCAACAACACGTCCACGCCGCAGGTAACCAAGCAGGTACGACCTGGAAGATTCGGGCTCGCCTCAAGCTTCAACAGATCCCGGCCATCTGCAACGTCACGCTGATCAACAGCCCGTCGTTGCTTGAAGTTCCTGCTTGGGCTAACCTGTTCCGCCCTGACCTGCAGCCGTCCGGGGCTAACGCAGCCATTGTTCACCAGAACAACGGCTCAGGTGATCCGGTCTTTGTTGTGCGTGACACAGACACCGAGTGGGGCCTTGTAGGCTACTCGCGACTCTTCGAAGGCAACCTGTCCGACCCGGGCGCATCCTCAACAGTGTCGAGTTTCACTCACCCGAACCTGGACGTCTCGCTCGAACTGCCTAACACCACATCGAAGTACCTGATCAAATTCAGCTCGGGCGACATCCGTGTGCTGACCAGCATGCCGTCTACGACGTCGGTTACCTGGTCACCGCCCTTGGGTGCTGCGCCTACGGGTGTGGTCTCTGTGTGGCAGGAAGCCGGTGCAGGTCAGCGCATCTCCTGGGCGGACACAATCGAGTACAACCTTCTAGTAGCAGACGTTAACCCGTACTGGTCTACTCCTGGTGGCGTGTTCCCGGCTAGCTCAGGCGGTCTCAACCAGACGGCCATTCCGACTCTAGCCCGTCGTACCAACGTTAACGACTGGACGTTGCTTCTGAACGCCATCAAGGCCCTGGCTCAGATTCACAACCTGACGGTTGCAGACATCAATGCGATCACCGACTTTGTCTACCGACCCACGGGCAACACGCCTATGAGCCTGCAGACACTAGAAAACCAGTGGGACACCCTGCTGGCTCGGTTTGCACAGGTGAAGGTGAATGCGGCGGCCCGGGTCTACAACGCGGCATTCCAAGACTACCTCAGCCTTCCGCAGCACAGCGACAACACGTACTTCGCCACGCGTACCTACAACTTCACGTTCACCACGACAGACAACAACCATCGTCTGGCACTGCTGAACGGTGGGTCTCGTGTCTCGCTGTCGATGGACGTGATCAGCCCCGCGGTGCCTTCGTGGGTAGCCTTAGACGCGCTAGTGAACGCAATGGGTACGCTGACGATCTTCCAGAGTACCTGTACGATGACAGGTCCGGGAACAGGTACCCAGAACTTCTACCCGGGCACTACAGGTCTGCGGTTGGTAGCGGCGTCTCCGTCGTGGTCCAACATCTTCTACATGTCGCA